ATTGGTTGGTACAGATTCAGCATTAGGGATTGCAGGTATAGTTGTTGATCCATCTTGTAAAATGTAATCAGTGGCTTGTTTTTCTACACTGTTGTTTCCAAATGCCGTTTGCTTTGTTCCCCAATCTTCTTGCTCAAAATTCAAATCCAAATAATTTTTGAGTGTTTCTACATTCATTGTTGTATCTGAGAGGAGTTTTAAGGCAATGCGTTGGCGTGAAGAGAGGTAGCGTTGTGCAATGGCAGCTCCAGTTGGAAATTCAAACTCTGCATTTTGCAGTGAGACGAAAACGGTAAAATTTACATGTGTGGCTGCAACTGAACGCAACGGCACAATAGAGTGGATGTAAAGTCTACCGAATTCTCCCTCACCAGTGATCAAATTGATTCCAGTAAAATTTGAAACAAATGGAAATTCTATTGAAAATGATGTTGTATCTGGAAGCATACATGAAACATTTGGTAAAGTTGTAAATGAGCAAATATTCCCGACTAATGAGCTAGCTTTGTTAGGCATTGCTTGAGCATTGGGTATGTATGCAGCCCTGAGTAATCCTGCTTGAAATGGTTGAGCATTGGAGTAGATATCTACTTTAAGTATTCCTCTAAAAGCTACGAAGCCTGCTAGTTTTTCTAAATACATCGTTTGGGTTGTATAAGCTTCAGGAAAATTATATGTTGCCAATTCATCGTTGGGACCATTAGTTGTTTTGTATTGAAATGTTCCTAACCTGACAGGGCGAGCAAGAAAATTTGAAAGTTCGTGAGTTTTTGATTCACTGATGGTTTGTGAGAGCTCCTCTTGTTGTAGTGGTACTGGTTCAGTAAGTGTTGAAATACCTGTTTCAAGATTTGCATCAATAAATTGTACAGTTTCCTGCACATTGGTTGTTGGGGTTGTGTTTAAGGTTTCAGATTCCATAAAAGTTTGTTGTGTAACCAGGATGACCGTTTTACACCACACGCCTGAGATCAGTGCGACTTAAGGGCGCCATCAAGAAGGTTAGGTTACAAAGTTACGACGACGTTTCATTTAAACAGTATAAGAGCTGGCTCGATTATGCAATAAATGTCCGGTCGAAGCTGATTAGTTGAAGTTTATTCCGTAATTTTGTCCAGTCAGTGTTTGAAAATGTGCATCCTCAAAAGAAGGAATCACATATTCAAGGTTGAATTCCACGATGAGCGCATCGAATGAGCGTTTGAATTCCGTGTAAAATTCTTTGCCATGGAGTGAAGCTTCTCCTTGTGCGATGCGCAAGTTGTCAAGAGTTTGTGTAATTGGGTCACGATCACTCCGGATCCAGTTCATCATCTCGTAAATGACTTCTGGTCTCAAAGGAGCAATGTAACGCGCCAAAATTTCATCCCAGGTAAATCTTCGCTTCAAAAACTCGATCTGATCAAGAGATCGATAAAGATTCACTGATGCTGATTTTGTTTCGTCTGTGTAGATGATGTCATTTTCGGCAAGTACCTGAGCAATCGTTTCCTGATTGTACCAGTCGAGAACTCTTTCAGAAATATTCAAGACGTTGTCATCTCCAAATGCAATCATGGAAACGTTGTCAAGGAACATGCCTTTCATCAATGGACAGTATTTCTTCGCTGCCCAAAGATACGCCAGTCTCATAATTATGGAGTTATTGATCGTATTGAGTTGTGCTGTCATTGCACAGCCAGATGGAAGGCTGTGGGTCCACTGATAAACATAGTCTCCACAAAGATGCACTGAATTCACGATGTCGGTGAAAAGCACAGTACGTATCTTGTCGTGTTCCTCACTCCAAGTAGGATCTTCTCTTCGGTAAAATTCGTTGATCATGTCCAGCTCTTTCCAAAGAAATTGAGCTTTGGTCATGCCATCAAAATTGGAAAAATCTCCAGCAACAATTTTTTTACCGTGCTTGGTGAGTTTCATTCGCAAAATGTCCCACATTGCGCCATACGGATTGATGCCAATTGCCGACTCATTTTTAAGAACTCTTTGGTTGACGCACGCTCTTGCAGCTCCAAAATATTGAACGAAAAGAATGTTATAATCGATTGGTCCGCACACAAACATTCTGGTTTTTCCAACTGCGACTTTGGCCAATTCACGTTTCTCATCTTTCGGCAGATCCATCCAGATCGTATCAGGTCTCGTTCCACTCCTGCATTTTTCTTCTCGTTCAGCAACAAGGAAACGTAGATTTTCCACTCTTTCATTTTTCAGATCGAATTCAGCTTCTTCGCCAAAGAAATATCTTTTTCCTGCTGCCTTTTGCACTTCTGGGTCGAGCACAAAAGGATACCCACATGAAGTAGATCGATTGATAGAAGGGAAATCTGGATCGCCATCGAAGCCTTTCACTGCTTCATCAAAGTCCAAAATGAGTGTGTTTCTTTGCGCTAAAGGCAAAGGAACCTCAAATTGACCATTGAAGTACACGTCGAATACTTCCTTGCACACATTATCCAGTTCATCATCATCAACTGGAATGTCAGGTTTTCCTGCTTTTGCCAGACCTCTCTTTATCGGATCAATAACTAGGCCACTTGTAGTTTGGAACTTTTTTAAATGCGCAGGAGCCGTAGTACAGGGCGTGACTCGTTCGTGGAAAAGAGATGGTTTCAACTTCGTCTTTGTTGGCAAGCCAACAGGCTTTGCCACTCCAATTGTGATAAACTCTCCAGGCACGATATGGTCAAGATTGGATGGTAATTTTTCTTGCACCAAACCACTGTCGTATCCAAATCCTTGCACTATGAATCCTGGTCCAAGCTGACGTATAGCTTCATTGATTTCTTCTCTGAACAGCGCAACAGCAACTCCAACGTGTGTAGATGGTGAAAATGCCACGTGTATTCCAAGAATCTTTGCCTTAAGATAACTGTTGCGTGCAAAAAGCAGCCCTCCACAGTTTCCATTTTTGTAATCGCCAGCATATGTGTACGCTCCACGCTGTTTGATTTCTGGACGCGAAGAGATAGTAACAGTTCCTCCCTGCTGCGATTTAGCATTCAATTCCATTTCAGCCGCTCTCACAACCGGCAAAACATGAGTGTTTGCAACCAATGGACTCCTACCACTCTGCGTGATCGTTATCAAGTTTCCTGCAACACACACAAATTTTCCTGCTTCCTCGTAATCGATGAAATGTTTCCGTATGTCTGGAAATTGCGGAAATTTCCGCGGCAATTTTATAAGAATTGCATCTTTTCCAGGAACCCTTGCCACTGCTTCCACTTCATTGATCGTAAATTGCAAGCCTTCAGCCAGATTGTAACTACACAATTTGATTCTCGTGTTGCCTCCATCAAAATCCTCATTTTGTGACAAAGCAACCAGAACATTGTAAATGTGAGCATTAGTCAAAATTATGTTACTAGTAACGCCCACAGCATTTCCAATGTGCTTGACATCGTCAACATGATTGAAAATTTGAACATCCATAACATGCAACACCATCTTGTGTTGGAGTTGAAATGATTGTTGGTCATTACTCGCATGGATGTAGCTTTGTTGCTTGATAGTGTTTGGCGTCACTGGTGGCTGCATCTGCCACGAATCGTGTTCCCCAATCCGCAGTGCACCAATACCGTCGGTAGTCAAAACAATCTGTTCATGTTTATAAAACTCTTCACCTTCCAATTCCTTCTCTTGGTCTTCATGATCTTCCACGTCCCTTAGGCCCACTTCTCGGAGTGGGTCTGCAAAAGGACGGTCTTGTATCACGATACGACGCGGTTTTGGAGTCTTGGTCTCTTTGGATTGTGGTCGATATTTCTCCGCAATGAGCGCTTTCACTTCTTTTGACTGAGCGTGTGCTTGCTTCAGCTGCTCTTCAACATCCACAACATCAAGATCGAGATCTGGGAAAATTTCACTGGTGGTAGGAATTTGAGCCATGACTGTATTTCGTGATTTTGACCACGCTTGTCGATCACGGCCTTCATATCCCTCGTCATCTTCTCCATCTTCTTGAATCGTGTAAAACCATGAAACGGTTTTAATAAGGACACCAACCAATGCTGCTGTAGTCAATACTGAAACAGTTGTAACAACAAGAGGTTGCTCATAAATTCTGTCCAGATATTCACGGTACTTCGTTGAAATCACTTCAAACGCTCTCACCATAGTCGCTGAATTCGATGCACGCAGTCGACTTTCTTGAAAAGTTGTGCAGATTTCTGCACCATCTGGATCTTCTTCTTCCTCATTAACGTCACGATAAAAAGCCTCCATGAGTTGATCATATTGATCTTTAATCATGTCTTCAAGTGAACTTCTTGTCAATTTCAACCTACTGAGCAAGAGATGACAATAACTTGCTTCTTTTTCCTTGCGCACATCAGCATCTTCATGCAAAATGCCGTCAGTTTCAGTTGAATGGTTAAAAATTTCAGGCCACGAGGTTGGTTCTTCATCCGAGGCATCTTCATATTTGTCCTCATCATCTTCTTCGCCACATTGCAAATCTCCATTTTGAAGCACAAAATCCTTCTTCAAGTTCTCAATGTTGTCAATTCCTCCATTTTTGAAATAGTACTCTGCAGCAGCTGCGAATCCTCCGGTGCTCTTGCGCAATTTATCCGAGAAGTTTCGACAATAAGCCACAAACTCTTCATAAGATAGAGTCTGAAGCACTGTGTCAGGCCTGCTAGGATCGACCAGGCAAAAATCGTACATGTTCATTGCCACAGGGAAATCACCGCCTTGATCACTCAAAGCCTTTTCAAAGTGAACCGTTTCAGTTCTTCCATGAGTCACGTACTCATCTTTGATCCTCACTTCTGCGCACACATGTATTCGCCGCAAAAATGCTTCAGGTGTACGGATGCTGTTGATTTGTGGCCAATGGTTGGAAGTCATGATAACTCCTTTGGCTTGCAAGATTGTATTGTCTTTGTGTTCCAATTTAGCCATGTGAAGAAAATACGGCCACGGATTGACCATTCGAATCAATTCGAAAATGATTGGATCCGGAGAGCTGACCGAATCAACAATTTGGAATGCGTCGTCAACGCCAACTATTGGTTGTCCTGCATATGAATCCCAATAGACTTGTTCATGAAGACGAGGATAAATACCAGAAACTGGACTATTCTCGCCAACGTACTCCAATATTTGCTCTCGGAAAACATCAAATGCTACAAAATTCGTGATCGATGATTTTCCAATTCCACTTTTGCCTTTCAACAAAATGGTTAGAGGAACTGCTTTCATAGCATTCAATCCGACAGGCGATCGCACAGCCACTTCAAAGTATTTGAAAAGACGTCCCTGACATCTGATGAAAACTTCTTTTTCAGCGTACGTTAGCTCACGCAACGAAAGGCGCAAACCAATGGATGTTTGGTACAACCTCATAAATCTTTCAAAGGTTGCTCCGTCTGAACTCAATCGATCTTCGAAACCAGGTTCTGCGATCATTTCCTCAAATTTCTTGCACCACACTCCAACAGCGTCATCTGGTTCGATTTCGACACCAAGGTGTCTTCTGTAAAGCTGTGTAATTTGTAGTGCTGCTGGTTCAATGAAACTTGCCAAAGCTTGGAATCCTTTTGCACTTTTCCCTGCTTCATCAACACGCCGCAAAAATTTTTCAATGGAACTGTGTTTTGGTACAATCCCAACGAGAAAAGCACTGAGTAACACGAACATTGAGACTGATCCCAATGCCAATGTTGCATCTGCGGTGCCGTCTTGAATTTGAAAATCTCCTTTCTTCTGGAAAAATTGTTGAATAGCTGCAATGCCATTCATGACTGGTTGTCTCAAATGACGTCTCATTGCGAAGGCAGTAAATGTTCCTCCAACAGTTGATGCTAAAGCCAATGCTTTAACGTGACCTATCTTCTTGCCAAGATAGTAAATGAGATAAGCCAATGCAAAAGCCGCTACCATTTGCACCAACAACATGGTAAGCGGTGCTTGATCTCCTACGTCTTTGATGACTCCATCGAAATGCAACATCACTTCATTCATCCTTGTTTGTAACTCGTTCAATGAATGGTGTGAACGGCCCACCATCTTTTCAAAATCTTCTCCAAAGAAGAGACGTCCAAGACGACCCAACTGAAAACCTCCTTCTACTCCATCGTCCGCTTGAAGCACGAAATCGTGCAAAAATTGCTGAATCGTTGCTGGATCAGCAAGTTGAGAAGGGTGAAAACCCGACTCAAATGTTGTGGGTGTTTGGGGGGGGTTTTTGGTTTTTGAGTATTTCATAGGCCTGTTGTGATGCTGACCTCGCGTTGCTGCACAATAGTATGTCCAACACCCTCCTGAGCCGGTTGTCCTAAAGAGGATCGGGTATCCCAGGAATTGGATGCGTAGCACTCGGTTCTACCGCATTCTACTCAAGGACAGGGATCTGGTGCCCCATAAATGGGATAGCTTGTCACGCATGGTTTGAGATCTAATATCCACTATATGTTAGGTTCTCGCATGGACATGTGAGGGTTTCCTATTTCCAATTAAGGACGAACGCAGATCGGCAAGATCTTTGCTCCAAATATAGCGATATTCCGTGTAAATGAATTTACATAAGTTGTAAAACTCTATTGTAGCCAATTACATAATGACCTTATTGCAGTAAAAGGTGAGATAAGAGTTTTGGGGGATTTAACCACATCTGTGTCCCATTTGATAGGGGGTCAATGATCAAATCTTTTGGTAATTTTACATTTAACAACTTCGAATGTCTGTAGATCACACCAAGCCTCTACAAATACAGGAAGTAGCACAGAAAGTATGCACATGCAGTTTTGCTAGTACATCAATCTTAACTACAACCGAATGTTACAGGGTCTTAGTGCGTCTGTGAAACTTGAGAGTTTCTGTGTCCCGGTTAAGGGGGTCCACAATCAAGTCTTCCGACAGTTGTTACTAATATTGATGCTGGTTTTC